CTTGCAGTACAAGACCAACAATCAGACGAACGATTAGCAGTAGCGAGGCAAAAACTTGAGAAGAAATAACGAAAAAGGATTAAGCGGTGGTGTGAGGTCTGGGCCTGCTCCAGAAAAAGGTTTCAATCCTCAAGGATTGAAATCAGGAGGATGTCCACATAGAGAACCAGGAGTAAAATCTGACATTAAAGGAATTAAAAACGTGCAGGTCTCCGGTAAAAAATTCATCGGCTTACGATAACCTAACAGAACAAGGTAAAATCCTTTTTCTTGCTGGCATATTCGATGGCGAAGGTAGTTTTGGTGTTTGGGGCAAGGGAAAAGGTAGAAAATCATTTCAATGTTCTGTTGAAATGTGTGATAAGGACATAATTCAAAGATTTGTAGAAAAATTTGGCGGATCCATACTGCCTGTAAAAGTTCGTAAAGATAATTGGAAACAAACCTGGAAATGGAAGATGTCAGGCAAGAGGGCTTTCACAATTGTTGGAAAAATGGTAGAGTATATGTGTCAACGAAGGAAGGACAAGTACAATGTGGTTAAGTGCAATCAAATTAGCGGTTAGTGCAGGAAGTAAAATTTACGCTAACAAGCAAAAGACGAAAATGGCCATGTCAGATGCACAATTAATGCATGCTGAACGTATGGCTAAAGGAGAAGAAGCTTACCAGGGAAAACTTTTAGAGGCCCGACAATCAGATTGGAAGGACGAGGCAGTTTTGATAATTCTCAGTTTGCCCGTGTTAGTGCTTGCCTGGGCGGTCATATCGGACGACCCAACTGCTATGGATAAGGTAAAACTTTTCTTCGATATGTTCTCACAGCTCCCGTCATGGTTCACAAATCTGTGGATCTTGGTTGTGGCATCGATATATGGTATAAAGGGAACACAAATATTTAGGAACGGAGGAAAAAAATAGATGACTAAATTATGTCCAAGAGGTAAAGCGGCAGCAAAAAGAAAATTTAAGGTATATCCGTCAGCATACGCGAACGCATATGCTAGTAAAATTTGTGCAGGTAAAATTAAAGATCCATCAGGAACTAAAAGAAAAGATTTTAGAGGACCAAAACCAGCAGGTGCAAAAAAAGGTGCATTAATGATTATCATTGGTGTTGGTAAAAAGAAAAAAGTCGATAAAAAAAAATTTGGTGGTGTTGCAGAAAAAATGAGAGCATACGCATTAGCTCAAAAAATGAAAGACAAAGACAGACTTACTGAAAGCGATGTTGATAAAGCAAAAAGATTATTTAGTCCAAGACAAAAAGCTTCAGATATTTCAAAAAGAGTTATAAAAGGAGCAAAAGACTTTCGTTCTGCGTATAATAGAGATAAAGCAAAAGTTCAAAAGAAAATGGGTGGTGGTATGACTGCAGGTTCTCAATCTGCTATGGGTAGATTACAAAAAGCTAGAATGATGAATAAAGGTGGCATGGCTGATTACTACAAAGATTTAATGTAATGTACAAAAAAGGATCATGTTGGGATGGCTATGTTCAAGCTGGCATGAAGAAAAAAGGCAATCGGTTAGTTCCTAATTGTGTTCCAG